ATTACCGGTGTATTGGCCTGTTTTCTTAAATTGAATTGCTTTCATATTTCCTCCTTATAAAACAAAACCCCGCCAAGAGCGGGGTTTTGTTTCTATAAACACTTAGAATTGGTGTTTGTAGAAAAGTTCGTAAAGAATTCTAGTTAGAGATTCTAAATACGGTTGATTTAAATCATTTAGAATAAATGACCTATCTCCTAACCTAAATACCGGTTTTTCTCCGCTACTAACAGAGAATTCACCATGTTTTTTATCTAAATACGAACCAAACTCTAGATAATAATCCAGTAAGTTTTTACTATTAGGGTTCCTAATTAATGCGTAAGCAGTAATTTCAGCGTTTTCCCATGCCACTGGGTTAACATCAGTTCCCATATCTCCTCCTTATTGGTTAATGGGAACTAACTTTTAACTCACTTTAAATCGAAAAATCAATTAATTAATAATTTTCCATTTATGGCACTATTTAGCCAATAAACCACCCTGTCGTTGCTCTTGCCGGATAATCGTTCTAACCGCATTGCCGATCATTTGGCCGAGCTGCTTCTGATCCTGAGTATTAGCACCATTGGTATTTACACCTGAATCAGTTACATACACTTGGATTGTGACAGGCTGTTCAGAGGATGAAACTGTTCTCTCAAAACTCCCACCTGAGTTAATGGCATTCAATGTATCAACGCCTACTCGCTTAGTAGCTGCGGCATTCAATACATATTCCTGACCATGAACCACACCAGCTACATCACCTCGGCCCATGTTGCCTGTGTAGCCGCCTGAAGAGAAGCCAGCGATTGTTTGTGCTGCGATCATTGCTGCTTGAGCATATCCAAAGCCCAAGATTGCAGACGCTGCTGGTATTTTTCCAACGAATGGAAGTGTAATATCTGCTGTAGTTTCTGCTGCTGCTAAATGAGCAGAAACAATTGTTGAGGCAATGGCAAATGCTTGCTGCATAGCAAACATAGCTTTGTATCTCTTAGACTGTTCTCCACTTGCATCCTTTACTGATTGAGTTAAATTAGACCACACAGATTGTCCTTGATTTAAAAGACTGGACCAGATTTGCAACTGAGATTCATATTGACCCTTCTGCAAATCTTGATATTTCTGTGCATATTCCTCTTGTATCTTATGCTTGGTCTCCTCATGGAGCCTAACAGCATCCTCAATACGCTTGTTGTATTCAAGAGTTAGAATTTCACCTTTGGCTAGTTTTGCTTTTAAGTTATCTTGTTCATTCAATAATGCATTGTCATTATCAGACATTGCATTACTTTCCCCGAACTGCGTTGATAAACCTTCACGTTCACCTTTGGGTGCTGCTAAGAGCGCTCTAGCCTGTTGAATATCTCTTAGTGAATTACTATAAGTCTGCTCGTAAGCACGTTTTCTTTGTTCAGCAGCAAGATTGATTAGGTTAGTTTCATAATCGTATTGTTCCTTTAAGGCTTTTAAACGAGACTTCTTTTCCTCAGCGTTATATTCAAGACTCTTCTGAATTCTGAGCCCTTCAATCTTAGTTTTTGCGTTAAGTTTCTCTTGCTCATTCATCTTGAAGGAATAAAGATCATAAGCAAGTTGAGCATCACTAATGAGTTTTGCATCATTCGCTTTCTGTATCGCTACAGAGACATATTGAGTCATGCCGTATTTCTGTAAGCGCTCAATTTCCTTCTGCAAATCCATTTCAATTTGTTTGGATTTATCAGAGTATTCATACTGAATTTTGAGACGTTCTTCATTGATCTTCTCTAATTCTTGAGCATGCTTTTTCGATTCTTGAGCAGCTTTTTTTGCAGCATTCTCTGCGTCTTTAGCTTCTTTTGCGTTTGTTTTAAGGCCCTTGTTGGTTTTGTCTATTGCACCACTGGTGTCGTAATACAACTGACCAAGCTTATCAAGTTTAGGAACTGATGCATCCAGCACATCATTCATGGACTTCATTGAGCCTTTAATGGTCGCTACTGAATCGTTTACAGTATCACTGGCAATGGACCAACCATTTTTAAAGCCATTAACTAGAGCCTGTCCTTTAGCAACAACTCCATCAGCTGTCATAACATTTGCATATGTAGCGCCAACGTTTGCTGCTTGCTCTACAAAGCCTTGAATGAGTCGTATAACGACCTGAATTGCACTTGCTAGCCCAATAATACCTACTGCCACACCCTTGGCAATTACACCTACAGATTGAATTACGGAACCAAATTGGCCACCATCTTCAGCCCCTTGTAAGAAACTACTTAAAAGCGAATTCAAGACAGGCATCATCTGAGATGCTAATTGGGTTTTAAATCCCTCAAAACGAGTTTGAACTGACTTAGTTTGAGCAGCAAGCAGTCTAGACTGTTCAATAGCTTCTTTGCTTTTGATAATCCCCGCTTCTGTTAATGCCTCTCCATAACGATCTAATAAAGCCCCTCCATTTTCGAACAATGGGAGTAAATTACCTAAATCATTACCTAGACTTTCAAAGACAAATCTCTGTTCTTGTGCAGATGCTCCAACACTATCAAGCTTATCTTTCATTAGCTGAAGCGCTTCAACACCATCTTTACCTTGCAATGTCTTCGCAAATTTTTGAATCTCTGCATCAGTCATTTTGGTGTTATTTTTTAATGCGTCAAAGAAGTCTGCCGCCTCACCTCCGCCACCACTAGCAGTGAATTCACCGAGCTTCTCTTGTGCATCAGCTAATGACTGTGCCAGACCATCTTGTGACATACCAAGCTGTTCAGCAGCATGTGAAAGAATTTGAAAGTTCTGTGTGCTAGTGTTTGCTCTATTTGCTAAAACAATCATCTCAGCATCCGCTTTAGCGGCTTGAATTGCCATTGCAGAAAGTCCAGCAAATGCTACTGCTGCACCACCCACCGCCATTCCTGTAAGTGCTGCACCTGCCATCAAAGCGCCACCACGCAAAGCTGCAACTTTTTCAGTGACATCACCAATAACAGACCCTAGGCGTGTATTGCCAAGAGATGAATTAATTTGTTCCTTAAATTTGGAGAATAAATCAGTAGTTTTACCTGTCTCTTGACCTACATTTTTAATTGATTTTGCAGTCTTATCGCCTTGTTTCTCAGCATTACCTAGAGACTTATCTAAAGCATCGACTTCTTTTTTGCCATCTTTGGCATCTACCACAATAACCAAGCGGCTTACAGATTCAGGCATTTCATTCTCCAAATTCTAGGCAATAAAAAACCCGACACTTGGTCGGGTTTTTTGATACTATTTTTTAGTCTAACTTAGCCTTACAGGCTGGTGAAATATTAGTTTTCTTGTCATCTTTGATTAACTTGTAGCTACCACCTGCACCATAAGCTAGCTCTAGGTTCGTATTAGTTTCAGATTTAATTGTCCAAAAAGATCCATCTTGTGTATAAACTTTATTGCCTAATTTCTTGATTGATTGAACCTTTGCTTCGCCTTGATAGTCTTGACAAATAATCCCTGTGCCGTCTTTATTTAGTTTTAAAGTTGCAACAGAAACATTTGAATGTGCACCTGTCCAATAACCGTAATTGTTGGCTTCTGTAGGTGTTAATTCAAAGAAGTTTGCAGTCGTAGCACATCCACTCATCAAACTTATTAACCCTATTAAAATTATCTTTTTCATACGAGTGCCTTATTTAGAAACCATAGCGAATAAAACTAACAGCAACCATCCAAATGCTATTACTTTTTCAAATTTTGTGTATTTTCTTTGAAGAGTAAACCATGCAAAAATGAAAGGGAAAATAAAAATGCCGATCCATAACAGAATAGTAACTAAGACGTTTCTTTTTTCTTTATCTGAACCTTCTTGTTGTATTAAGTGAATAGGGTCATTTAAAGTCCCTTTTGACTTCTTGTAGCTGGTATTTGTTGTATAAGAAAGACCAGTGCCTGGAATACCTACTGTTGTGCGAGTACCCTTCTTACTTACATTTACACGTGCACCTTTCCCACCCACAGAAACACTTGATAGCCCTTTTTTACTAATATTGACACGGATTCCAGGAGCAATTTTTATACTTTTTCTAAAATTCAATCCCATCACATCACCTATCTAGAGCAGATCTTTTTAGAAGCACTGATGGAACCATCATTACAAACAAACTTACTACCATCGCAATGACTTATCCCACCTTTCTTACCAGAGCACGGTTGTCTCCCTCTACCTGCTTCCGCAACACTTAATGAGCTTAAAACTAATAAAAGACTTAAAATGACTTGTTTCATGGTTTTTACCGTTTATTATAAAGTGTACTAACTTTAACAAACTGATCATTAAATGTCACATAAAGGAAAACCACCCGAAGGTGGTCTTTAATCATGTTACTAGAATTTTGGTTTCAAAACTCTAAATATTGCTATTGGGGTAATACCGTAGGCGGTCTGAGGTCTACCAGCAAACTCTCTCACCATTTTTATCATACTGACCACACCATCTCTAAATTCATTTGGATCTGTATTAAAAGTGAAATTATCAAAAGGTAAAGCATCCAATACACCCAAAACATACCAGCTACCAGCTAGAAACTCACTATGTTTAAAATTCAAATCAGTTGGGGTACCTACAATTTCATCCCTATTCAATGTCATCCATACTTCATTACACAAACTTACACCAGTTTCTTCATCTTTTTGTCCAGTGTCATGAAGTAGCTTGGCCTCAAGCCCAAAAGGTATTCCTCTAACCATATTGGCTGCATCTTTAGTGTTCTCTTTTAATGCTTTTGCTAATTCCCGAGCTTCCTTGGTATTCTTTTTGGTTAAGTCCTTGATGTAAAAGTTTAAAGCTGGTTCAACCAACTCCTTAACTACACCGATATCAGTGACCCCTAAGCGTCCCTCAAGCAATACAAGATTTCCCAGCATGTCATCATTTAACTCTCTGTTAATGAACCCTAGTTCATCTAACCGGTTAATCATCTCTCTTGGCATAGTAGGAATACCATCATAAAGATGCTCTGAAGTAGTGTTTACAGTGTGGTCATTAGCAAGTTTTCCGCCTGTTACGGCAGGAACACCAACTGTAGCCTCCAACTTCCTTGTGTCTCCAATTTGGCTTGTATTTTTAAGAGCATTCAAGGAGCCTAGTCCATTAAGCTGAGCATAAAATGATTTTATTTTTGGATTGTCTAGGTAAAAAAAATCAAAGATTGATTCTGTGGTTGGTGAGTTTTGCGCCACGGTTTATTTGCTCCTCAGCTTTTTTTCTATGGTCATTATACTGAGTAGCACTTTCTTGCATAGCTCTTTTAAAAGAATCCGCTGCATCAGACATAAGCTTGCTAGCTTCTTTTTTATTATCGGTTTTATTTGAATTGTTAAAAATAAACGAAAAGTTCATATTCGAACCTCCTGTGACAAAAATACCCTCTTATCATTTGATAACAGGGTCTCTATACCATCAAGCGTACCCACTAATGACAGCAGTGTCAATACAGAATCGTCGTGCCAATGTCAACCACTTGACCGTATTATGTTACATTAATCGCGCTATATCACGTCGCATAGTCTAGATTATGCACCAAAGTTAGTACTTAAGTCTTCGTCGCTCGTTGCGTCGCCTTTTTATGAGCTTCATCCAAGAACATATCGTCAAGCGTAAAGATACAGTCATTAAAGATGTAACGCTCAACTGGTAAATCATATTGCTCTACATAAGCACTAATTGCCGAAATATCTAACGCCAGAGGAACACCTTGTTCATAGCGTCTAGATCGTGCAATGGTGTTATATGCAGACAGAATGGAATTAGCTACATAAGAATAGTCAGGTTTAGTTAGAACCTTCGTATTCTTAAGGTTTAGAGCTTTTGCGACTGCGCCTTGCTTTTTGCTGTAGTCGCTCGCTTCTTCTTCTGAGCCGAACTTTGCCCACTCGTAGAGGCTGACGACTTTCCCACAAGCCCCTGAATTTTTTTAAGGGATTCTGTTTGAATGCGGGTAGCTTCTTTAATTACAAAATCGATTAGCTGGTTCTTTTGTGTAGATTTACAGAAGATTGTCTCAACATTGGTACGGTTGTACTCAAGTGCCGAACCATCTGTTAATTCAATGCCCTTCCAATCATTCACAAGGAATACGCCAACAGCATAAGCGAACTTATCGTTACGCTTTTCAATGCGTTCATTTGTAATAAGATTAATGTCAGCCTTTTCTTCAGCAGTCTCTAGATTAAAGATTTCTAAAGCACGCTGAAACTCTGGCTGCATAATTCCGTTAATCTTGAATTTGCCCCCACTGGGGAAATCCACCCATTCAAATGGGTAAGTAATATCTTTGTTCTTTTCAATAATATCAAAAGCCACTTTTAATTCCCCTTATTAAGGCGTTGCTGGTGTACGAGTAATTGTTGGTGCTTCATCAACTACAGTGTAGTCAAAAGAAGTATTTAAGATGTCGCTTGTACCACCTGTAGGTAATCCTGCCGTAATTTCAACTTTAGGAATAAAGAGCTCATATTCATTGCCTTCACTGTCTGTAATTGGCACACGTAGAGAGATATTGGCATTCGTGAATTGTTTAGCGTACATCTCAGAGGTGTTTTGAGACCAAGCTGCTGTAAATGATCCTGTCCCTGCTGCAATCATTTCAAGAATCTTCTTAGGGTCAATACCACTGCCTAAACAGCGTTGAACCTGCATTGAGTTATCCCAATTGAATGTAAAAGCTGTAATACATGAAATGCCCGCTTGAGAAACACCATCAATCAAAATATCCCCTACAGAGATATTAGACATTTTAGGATTGTCATCGGCTGGCGTTACTGTGCCCAATGGAGGAGTAGTTGCACCCAAACGACCTAGAGCCATTAACCCGAAAGTCATGGTGATTAAGCCCTGCTCTGGAATATCAATTCCAAAGGTGTTTACGTGCGCGCCTTTAAAGATGTGGTAGTCATTTACATCAGTGAAACCGCGGAGCACACTAAATGTTTGACGCACATTTCCGCCAAACGTCAGAACATTGTTATCCCAATTATTGAAAGCAGCTGCGGCCATTAAGTCTTGAATCAATGGACTGTATTTAGCTTCACAAGTTAAATCGCCAGCATATTCAGCGCCAGTAATCATTGATGATCGAGCAAGACGACCACTGGTAATAGAGTTTGAATTCTCTTTACTTACAGTTGCATCCAATCCGTTTTCGGTGAATTCAAATGTTTGACGGTCAAATGGGCTTGGCGTAACACCAATTGTTGTTTCTTTAGCTATTTGTGTTAGCTGACGTGCACCAGAACTCATCTAAGTTCTCCTTAATTTTCGGGCATTAAAAAGCCCTCGAATTGAGGGCGTTGTTTTGATTAGGGGGTCACATTTCAAATGCTACCCATTGATTGAAGAAGTGATGGTTGGAGTTCCATCTCAAGTTGAGATAACTCTTTTTCTAAAACTGGCTTTTCATCACGCCAAGCTCGCATATCACGTGCTGAGCAACTAATGTGGTCTTTTTTGGATTGATATTCATGACTTACAGAGTTGTATCTAGCCCATTTAGATTGAAAGACTTGGCTAAGTTGATTAGCCATCCAGTTAAAGGCATTAATAAATTCGATTTTAGTTTTCATGGCCTTTTCGCCAGTAAAACCCATAACAAGCAACATGAACCCGTCTTTTGAAATTCTAAAGAAAGGAGTTTTGCGTTCTGTGTTTCCTATCTTCTTGTTTTCAAAGGTTAATCCAAAATTGGATTTAGCAAATTCTTCACCACATTGCTTAATGATTTTCTTAATATCTCGCATTACATGGCTGTGGCTCTTATTAAAGGCCTCTGCTACTGCATAACTTGTTGTTTTTGGCTCGCCATTATCATTGGTAACCAAAGCTCGTAAATTCAGTGTTGTCATCATGTTCATAAGATTTCCTCTTACTTACTCATGTTCAAAGAAAAGAACTGGCAGGCACACTGAACATGAAAAGCGTGCTTTTCGGGGATCAGCCTAGCCAGTGGTTGCCTGAATTTCAGGCATAAAAAACCTGCCGCTAAGGACAGGTTCGTTTAAAAGTTAAATTCGTTAATTGACGCGATAATTTATTGAAATGTTGTACTGAATGAAGTCCCCGTTATTGCCGAGGTTTTGTACTTGACCTTGGAGTATCTCTAGTTGGCCAGTTGTGTAATATTCGAAATGAGCTAACCAAGCATCTGCAAGTTTTGTTATTGCGACTTCATGTGTGTTCAGACGGGCCATGCAGTTGATTGAGATAATCCCTGTTCTTCTTGTGCATGGGGTATCACCAATTGCAGCAATGATCGAACCACCCCATAACACATTAATGTCACACCATAGTCCATCAACCGGCACAGTAAAGTCTTTATTAGGATATTTAATCCGGCTTTGCTCAATTCCAGTAAATGCCATTGCTCTAGTGATAATGGCTTGTCTTGCTTGATCTAAAGTCATTGCCATTTTAACCACCGTATTTCTGAGCAATATAGTTAAAGGTTAAACCGTAAACACCTTGTGGCGCTTGTCTTGAATAGCCACCTGTAGTTTTTGGTGTCTCTGGTTTGTCAGTGAAGTCGCCATATTCGATTTTGGTTGCATAAGGCGCATTTGTTTGGATGTATACAACCGAATAAGGAACTAGACGAGATAAAGCGCTTGTGCCTTTACTAATGGTTGATCCACCGCCCTTGTCTTTCTCTACCTCATTAAATGATTGGTCAGTCTGGTTAATACTGACTCTATGGGATGCTCTAAAAGCACCTGTATCAACTGGGCTTTGAAGAACCACACCTTGCAATGCATCAATCACAATATCTTTTTGCTTTTTGGTTAGATCGGCTTCAATCGTTTTAGTGAAGGCACTCGGTTTGCTTGTCCAGCCCATTAAAAGTCACCTCAACTTTACCAAACAGTATCTCAAATACTGGTTCATTCCCTACTGTAAACACTCGACCGTCAATGGTGGTTTTATGTCGAATAAGATAGCCTTTGTTAGTATCTGCAAAGAGTACATACTTACATTCTTCGCCATCTAACAGCACCTTCTTTGGGCCATTAGTGGATTTGCGAACCTCAGCGTGATAAACGCCCTCTTGGTTTACAGCCTGACTTATTAAGTTCCCATCATCTAAGTTAATCATTAAACTTTCCTTAATTGGCAGAACCAACACGAATTAGCCGCATCTTTTCCGTAGCTCACAACTCGATAATTACCGCCTTCAATCACCCAAATATCATTAACATCTGGATTAACTAAAGTGCCTGCTGCGTCCTTCACTTCATTTTGCAATAGCACTGCTTTAGAGTCTGTTGCGCGGTAATCTATAGGCTTCACTAAATCTTTCAAATATGAGCCAAATAGGATGCCTCTACCGCTATATACATATTCGGTGTAAGTATCTTCTCCTTTAGCAGGATTAGATCCAGTTAGCTTCTTCCGGGTACAAGTGAATGTATCTACAGCATCAGCCAAATCTTCATTAAATGCTTCAGCAATATCTGCTTGGAGTTCATCACGTAAGCCCATATCAATTTCTCACTAATGGAATGGTGAAAAACTTATGTTTTGGCAAGTTCTCAGTCTCAATGAGTGCCAAGGCAATTTGTTCAAAACTTGATAATGAAAAGCTTCCATCTTGATATTCTTTTTCAGACTCTACTGTGTCGGCTTTCACTTTTTTGCGTTTAAGCTCTTGTTCTTTTCCGCTGTAAATCTCGCCTGCTTGAATGCCTTTAATAATTTCACATGCGGCAAGTTTTAAATTTTCAGTAACTGGATCAGGTACAAACCCAATCTCATTTTTCATCCAAGTGTTAGCCAGCAAAACCAAACGAGCCTTATCACCATCCGGTGCAAAGTCAGCTCCTAAGATTGTTTCTGCATCTGCAATGGTGATAAAAGTCATGACTTATTCCTTTGGTTGAGCAGAAGATCGAGTATTGCGTTTTCCGGTTTGCTCTTCTTCAGGTTTAAATACCGCATCAATGATCTTATAACCCTGCCCTCGAAGCTCGGCTTTTCGCTCTGGACTAACTGGATGAGGCTCGTAAATTACTTTCTGTTCTTTTGACATTTTTAACTCCAAAAAATAAAGCAGCCCGAAGGCTGCCTATTAATTATTGTGCTGCGTCTGCAATGGTAATTACACCAGCAGTGTGCTTAATGCTTGTAGCAGTTTTATCCCAGTTAGTACCTGTTGCTAATTCAGCATCACTTGGGGATTTACCACCATTTGCCTCATCCCATGTGTAGCCTTTAAGACCAACACCAAATGAGTAATCAACCTGTAAAGTCGTTTCAATACGATCTTTACCGTTGGTAGTTTCAATGTTTGATACAACATCACCACCGTCTGACACGATAGCTGCCGCATCCGTCAAAGAAAGCACTTTAAGCTGGTTTGGAGTTCCTGCTGTATATAATGCAGGCGCATCAGTTACTACAACCAACTTGCCAAGAATATCAATTACACGCACATTGCCTGATTGAAACAACTGTTGTGCATTGCTCAAGTTCTTTTCGATGAGCTTGTGATATGCAGTGCCATTCATAACATCAGTGATGATATTTCCAGAATGGTCTCCAAACTTAGCATGAGCGCCATTCATAGCACTATAAGTAAGTCCAGCAGTTGCAGACACATCATTTGTTGCATCTGGTTGGTTTGAAATTGCCGCCACAAGAGCCGCAATTGCTGTGTTGAGTTGGTCTTTAAGCATTAAACTTGCAAAAGTACGAGATGCAACTTCAATACCTTGTGCTGTTGGACGCTGTAACCACGTCATTTGAGAAGGCTCATAGCGAACTGGGCCAATACCACCTGCAACTTTTACGCTTGAGTGCTTAATCTCAGACAAATCTGTGATAGGTGCTGTACCATTTGCAGCATATCGGTCTACACGACGTTGAGCACCATCAAGTGACGCAAAGAATGACTCTTGTAAGAAGTCGCCAGTAAATCCATCTGTGGTTAAACGAATCGCGCCACCAGATGCAGCGTTAAATTTCTGCACCATTTGGGCAAGAGTTTCAATTGTGGCAGGCATGATGTATTCATTGAAAACCTGCATTTGAGATAAAGACATAATTTCTCCAATTACTTATCTAAATTAAATTTTGCTGCAATAGCGGCTTGGCGTTCTTGGATTGTTCCACCCATATTGCCGACATTACTGTTATTTCCCCCGCCACCTTGACCACCGTATCCACCACCAGTGCTTTGATTGCCTTTAAGAATTGAGTCTTTATGTTGGTATCCTCCAACTAATGTTTCTAAAGCCTCATCAAAGTCGGCAACTTCACCATGTTTGGTTCGTGAATAGATCTTTTGACCATCAACGCCATAAGCCACAACCTTCCCATCTTCAATTTTGAAGTTGTTGCCAAATGTCGCTTGAATCATGTCAGCAGGTACTGCAATTTTTTCTTGAATGAACTTTGAACGAGCAAAACCACCACCAATCAGCTCTTTATGTAGTTGAGCCTGAACTGAATCACGCTCTTGAGTAAGTTGCTGAATCTGTGGCTCGTATGATTTTTTCAGTGCTTCAGTAAGCTCTGCTTTAACTTTCTCGATTTCACCTGCATCCACAAGTTTCTTAGCATCAAGATTAGCCATAGTTTCTAGAGCAGCTTTAGCCTTTTCAGGGTCCAAGCCCTCAAAGACTTTTAATGATTTCTCAGCGGCCTCTTTTGCTTCACGATGTGTTTTAGCTTCCGCATTCAGTGAGCTGATCTTGCCTACCGCTTGAGCAGCATCAAAACCCACTTCTTTACCATCATCATGCACATAGATAGGCAAGCCGCCTGCATCTAGTTCCGCATATTTCTTACCGTTTACTTCTGTCGTTTTAAGTTTCATTGGTTATCCAACCTTTTCTAAATTAATGAGTTTCCACTCGTTCGCTGTAGGCATCCGCTTTCAGCAGACAATAAAAAAGCACCCGAAGGTGCTAGGGTTTGAATCAGTTATTTTCTTGGAATGGTCCAAGACCAGAGGATTAGGTCATTAATGATTTGCTGTTCAGTGCTGTTTACCATCTGCAAATCCTGCTTTATAGCCATTTTGAAAGATCTTTAAATCTTTTTCTGAAGCTGGATGCTTATGCCCACTTCTTGTATTCCAAATCTGCCAACAAAGCATTAATCGATTTTTTAGTGATAGTTTCATAATCCCAACCTCTTAAACATTTCTTCGTCAAGTTTTTTGAGTTCTGCAAGTGTGAATGGCTGACCAGTTAAAGGATCCACAAACTTATCTAGAGTGTATTTACCCTCTTTGAATAGTTTGTACCGAGATTGCCCCAACCATTGTTCTTGGAAAGTCAATGATTGCCCATCAAACCAGTTTTTAAATGATGTATTGGAATCAACTGTACTTATTTCACCTGAATCCCCAACTTTAGAATTAAAAGACCTTTTACCTATGGTTGTGCCTTCTTTATTCGTCACTGGAAGAATAATACTTCTGCAATTTGGGTGAAGTGGTGGTGTTGGATGTGGTTCATCTGCTTTATAAACCGCACCATCCAAACTTGCACATTGCTTGCTTGTTCGACTATCTAGAGTAGCCACAAACTTCACATAAGAAACGTCCAATACCTTATAAGTATCAAGCATTGCCTGATTAGAAACATGGCTTCTAGCCGTTCTCACCATGGTGGAAATACTGGACCTTGATTGCTCCAATATCCCATCTTGATAATTTAGAGCCTTCTTGCCTTTAATTCGCTGAATGATTTGCTGGTTCGTTTGACTTTGAGAGAGCCCATCACGGATAACTTGCTCAACCCTTGTTTTGGCATCATCAGCAATCTTATTGAAGAGATAGTCTAGCAATACCCCGCCTGACATAGGCTGCTTCTTGATCTTGCTGTATAAGGTCTTAGCATTTGGTTCCTTGATTTTCTCTCCAAGAACCCTAGCTTGATATATTGCCTCATTCACTGCTAACGCTGATGCCGAAACGGTAAATGCCTCTGGAATCGTTGTAAGTAAAGATGATTGCCACGCTTGAATACTTGCTCGAATCTCTTTAAGAGCTGGCGTTGTGTACTGCCCTGCCATTAATGCCGACTTTTCAGCTTCTGACAATTCATCTAGCAAATCTCTTAATTGGCTTAACATCTCATTTGATAAAGAGTTAAATTGGTTTAGGAGTGAATTAATTTCGCTAGATGAAAGTCTGTAAAGATAGGCTTGATGCTGAACCAGATGATTAAACAGATCCTGTTGGGTTATTTGGTCCATTATTTACACCATTCATGTTGTAAGCTGGCATTGGGCTATTCATCTGCTCTTCTTCAAGCATTTCTTGAATCTCTTCATATGAATAATCAGGGAACTCACCCGTTTGCTGATATTCATGCCAAACTTTAAATGGATATTTACCAGCAACACATGCATCGTAAAGCTGCTTAGAACGCTCATTATCAAACTGAGGCTTACTAAACTCTTTCGAGATTTCAAATACCAACTCTTCAGGAAGAATTGAGTCCACATTCGGCATAGCAAACTTTGCACACCACCGAAGTGCTTGAGTAATAGCTGCACTGATATTCACAGTACAAAGAGAAAGCACTGAATGCTGCACAGCATCGTCGTTGTTTGCTTCAGTAGCAGTCTTATTTGCTGATCCTGCCTGAACCAAACGAGCGCCCAACTCTTTCATCTGCTCCCATTTCTTTTCCATGGCTGTTTGGGAGAGTGTGTTTGGGTTCGCCTGTGCAAAGCCTAGCTTCACGGGAAATGCATTCTTACAACCAATGTACAGACCATCTTTTTTGATGATTTCATACATGGTTGTATCAACATTTTCCATGAAGAACTGAGGCTGACCAACAAAGTAAACCGACTCTTGGAAATCAGCGCTATCAATATAATGAGCCAAATTCAAATCAGCCAATTCAAGTAATGGTGCGCTTTCTATTGCTGGCGTATTGTCAATAGCACCAACAAAAGTGAATGGAATGTAATCCCATCGCTTGCCATTGTAATCAGTTGGAATTGTCTTAGGCTCTTCTGTTAATACGCCATCAGTATTTTTCTTGTAAACCTGAATGGTAAAAACATAACTGCCTTCAATTTCCTCTAAACGAAGTACTCGAAACTGATCTTTTTTCTCAAAGTTAAATCCACCCTGAGCTCTACTTGAAACTTCCTCATGAATTACCACAAGTGAGAGTTTTTGCTGATTACCAATAATAATCGTATCCCAATTGATCACAGACTTGGCAGGAAGCACATGAATCATCGGAAACGCTTGTTTACTATAATCTTCAGCTCTAACTTTTGAGGGTGTTACATTTGGGTAATCCACATATAAAGCACATCGATATGTCTTTAATACATGACGTAAGGATGCCTGTGCGATCTGATAAATTCCAACTCCCTGCCCATTTGCATTTCGTTCAAGATATTCAAGGTCATCTGGTCTCTGAAAATTGGGCAATCGTGAAAAAGCGCCACCAATAAGACTCCCCAATGTCTTACCAGTGACCCCATAAAACACTGCATGTTCCAAATAGGAATCGTATGCAGCCATAGCCTCTGGTGTATTGTCTTGCTTATTGTGTCTCGGCAAGTACTTTTCTTTAGCAGCCTTAACTTTATGCTGACCCTCACAAACGTCTTCTACCTTGCTCCATAGATCAACGTTTTTTAAGTAATCAGGATGCTTAGTAGTAACGTCTGTCATCTTGCAAATCCTAGTTTTAAACTTGTAACTGGTCTGATAATTGGGAACCGCTTAGCCAAAGGATATCCGCCAGCATCCCCAACATGGTCCAAGCCTGATTTCTTATCTGGCATTCCAAAATCGTCATAAACTTGCTGCTCAAAAGTCTCTGTGAGTCTTGGACATTTATTAGTATTTACCAATAATGTGCGTTCACCCTCACCATTTAAGATCAGAGCATTTACTGCATTAATTCGGTCTTTAATGTTAGGGTTTGTTGAATTTACTTCCACCCTTAAACCTTTCTGTCTCAATATTGCATGATCAGATTCGCTACTCTTTTTCGATGAAGTAGCTTGGCCTGCCGCATCAGGGATAATTGTCATCTCATGGTTTGGGAACTTTTCAATCAAAAGATCAGCCATAGTTGGCGTATCACGAACGCCTACCAGCTCATCTAAAGCTCTTGGCTTGCCATCTCGAATGACATAAACCACAGCAGCCATCTTTAAGACGTTAAAGTCCATACCAATGAGCAAAGCCTCATTAGGTCTAATTTCTTCATCTGTATGGTTTAAGGTCCGGTCGAAGTCTGGATAAACTGCTCCGCTCGTTAAATTAACAAACTGCCCTTTTAAGTAGGCTGAAATCAATTGAGGTGGGTAAGACTCAAACAATGATGCAATGTAGTCATCAGGAAGATTGGCTTCATTGTCATAAGTAGATGCCTGAATCATTCCATATAGAGCACGTTTAGCATCACTTAGGTTTGCTTCCTTAACAAACTGTTCATGAGTGAACTTAAATCCCTCTGGCGTTGTTGCAACATCAATACCGTTCAACAAACCAGCTTGTTTATAACGCATACGAGCAATGATCTTGCGCCAAGCTTGTTGAGCCTTGACCTTTGTCATCACATCAAGCTCATCAATCAGAGCATGACCAATCTTAAAACCTACAATAGTGTTGGGCTTTTCCATTGAACGGCAGATAATTGTGCTTCGATACTGACGTCCATAATAAAGATCAACTTCTTTGTTAGATTCATAGATCTTTGTCTTCAATCCCCAATCGAAAGCTACTTCATCAATCGTAGGGAAAAAGATATCTCGGATCTGCGGATAGGTTGGAGCAAAGTAACCCAACGGCACTTTAGGGAAAGACCAAGACTTATCACAAAGACTTGAACAACCAACCCATGTTTTACCTGAACCAAACCCGGCAACGAACGCTCTAAATTTATTTGGTAATTGTAAGAAGTTAGCCTGAGGCACATTCAGTGTTGGATTGATGTTCGGCATCTTTTTTACTCGCATCTACAACATTAACAGTCACCTGTACTGGGGTTACATCTTCATCTTTTTCTGGATTAAGTTCTTTTTGGAGTTTCGCTATTTCAAGCTCTTGTTTCTTCACTTGAAGTTCACTCACCTTATCCAATCCTAGCAACTTAGCTTTACCCATTGTTGCGGCAACTGCCGCAGACACCTGAACCCGCTCTCCTTCAAAAGCTGCTTTACGTGCTTCTTCTAATTCTTGAAGTAAGTCATCTACAGTCAAATTATGGCGGGTTTGATGTTCCTTTCTAATTAGCTCAAGCCTTGTGGTAATCTTGGGGTTCTCAAGTAATCTTTTAGCCTCACGGTTGACCGTGTTTTCATTCATTGAATCCGCATCGTAGGCTTGTCGATACGCCTCCGAAGCGTTCCCCAATTCGATAAACAATTGGCAAAAGTTCTCTTGCTTCGGAGTTAGTTTTAACTCCGCCATAAATCTCACCCATTAAAAAACCGCCACTTGGGCGGTTCTGTTTAAATGTCTTTTGTAAAATTTATAAATGCAACATCTCTCCCATTTTCTTCTGGGAAAAACGTAAACTCAAAACTAGCATCTGGATTTCTTTTCGTAGTTACACTAGAAGTGTGAACATCCTTAAATCCAAAAACCTCTACAAGCTTTTTGCCTTTAGTGACTTCCTCATCTTCTGTTAAGAAGTACACTTCCAAATTTTGATCTAGTTTTTGAAGTTCACTTATTAAATCTTTTACTTTCATTATTTAATCTAACTTTGTTATGGATTAATAATGATAATAATTTGCTATTCAAAACACCACTTCAAATCATCAGGCGTTTCCAAATAACACCCGTTTTTATTGCAGAAGGCGTGAATGTCGTTTAGGTATTCAGTGAATTGAGCTGTACTTGCGTCTGTCGTGCTCATTAACTCACAAAGTCCATCAGCTACTTGTTGATAGGCTGGATGCTTAGAATCCTTCAATTCTCTAACAGCCTTGAATGTTTTCTTGTATTGACCAACGTCATCACGATCATAGATTTTTGCTAAGAAGTTCTTCTTGAAGAACAGATGCTCATAGTCTTTATCTGTACCTTGACGTTTAGCCCACTGATTAAGCCACATCCAGTACAAACGGTTTTGAGCTTTTGAACGATCTTTCTCTTGTGGTGCAATCAATACGACTAAAGGCTTCCCTTCATTCGCTGCCTTTGCATGATTAGTATTGAGATAGCCAATTACATAGTTGATGTCAGAATGGTTTTTGATGACGAATCTTGGTTCCATTTAAAACACCTCATCATCTTTAAGATTAAGCATCCGATCTGTTTTTTCTAACCAACCGTCAAATAGAGCTTCCGATTCTTCTCTTGTGCCTAATTGATACGTGTCGAATAGGAAATGACACTTATGGCATAACGGCACTGTAAAGGCATCTGAGGCCTTAATTCCTCTACCCTTACCATGCTTCGAGCTATTTGAATGAGCGGCTTGACTAGGACTCTGACCACATCTAACGCATGGTAACGCTCTTATTTCGTTTAGCCTCTTTGTCGAACGCATTTTCTAGGTTCTCTATTCTAGTTCTGAGAGTATTCACTTCACGCTGACATTCAGTCTTAAACGTATGGCTGCTGAATAAGTGGTTATAGCTTTCTAACCGACTAAGATTACGTTTATAGATTTCTAAATTCTTCTTCGCTTCGATTGTGTCCATGTTCACCCCAATCCAATGCCTTCTTTACCGATGCCATATCCATCCATTGGTATTCTCCAAAAAGAAAACCCCGTCAAACGACAGGGCATAAACAAATTCAGTCTAATATTTAACTTTGCAGAAGAGCATCTAATGCAGCCTCAAGATTAGGGATTTCATTGCCATCTAGTCTGCCTAGATTACCTTTTATGTAAATCAAATATCTTGTGTCATTTCTATCTAAGTGATGATACCAAATAGAATCTATACTAACCTTACCTGATGCAATATCAACACCATCATAGATAGTATTTGGATATGATGGCGCAAATCCTTCCTCATTAAATCGCAATTCAAATGAGCCATCATTAAGTCTGATTGTTTCTAAACGAACTAGTTCCATACCACACCATTAATAAACTAATTAAATTAATAATGAGGTTTTTTTATTCAGTTTGCAACAACAAAATTCACGTAAGTTATTGTATTCTCAATAGTAAATTAAATTACTTTAATCTTTCCACACTTTCTGCATTCT